TTTTAAAATGGCAAACAAAGATTTATTCAAGCAAGCTATTGCTGAAGCTAAATCTGTAAGAGAAGCCGCTATTGCTAACGCTAAAGAAGCTTTAGAAGAGACTTTAACACCTCATCTTAAAGACATGTTAGCTGCTAAACTTCAAGAGATGGAAGATTCATCATCTGAAGAAGAAGTAGTAAACGAAGTCGAAGAAGAGATTGATGAAGCTCCGAAAAAAGATAAGGACATGGATGAAGCCCCTAAGAAGGACAAAGACATGGACGAAGCAATAGACGAGGAACTTACAGAGATACAACCAGTAGGAGAAGCTGAAGAAGAAGAAGCTGAGGATGACTCTGAAGAATCAGAGGACGACGCAGAAGCTGAAATCGAAGATGCTGGCGAAGAAGCTGGCGAAGAAGACGCACTTGAAGGTGACGAGGATCTAAAAGACCTTTCAGTTGACCAATTCAAAGATATGATCAGAGACATTATTGCTCAAGAAGTAGGCGGAGACGCTGCTGCTGACGATATGGACGCTGGTGACATCGAAGGAATGGGAGACGAAGCAGAGGATATGGAAGAGCCTGGTATGGAACCTGAAATGGGCGACGGTGAAGAAGAAATTGACTTAGACGAACTCATCCGTGAATTAGATGCAATCTCCGAAGCTCCTGCAAAGGAAGACGAAATGGAAGAAGGCAAAAAAGATGACGAGATGGACGAAGATACATCAGTTCAAGTAAATGCAGAATCAGAAGGAAAAGGCTACAACATTAATAGAGTAGCAGATCTTAAAGAAGAAGCAGACAAGAACAAATCTGAACTAAGTGAAGCATTAGAAACTATCAACACTCTAAGATCAGAGTTAAACGAGGTAAACATTCTAAATGCAAAACTTCTTTATGTAAACAAAATCTTTAAGGCTAATAACCTTACAGAGTCTCAAAAGGTAAATGTAATCGCTGCTTTCGATAAAGCAGAAACAGTTAAAGAAGTCAAATTAGTCTTTGAAACTGTAAGTGATAACGTTGGAACTAAAAAAGAGACAACAATTAAAGAACACAAAGGATCTGCAAGTAAAGCAACTGGAACTACAGCTAGTAAACCAGAAATAATCGCAGAAGTATCTGATGCTGTTCGTAGAATGCAAAAATTAGCTGGAATAATTAAATAATAATAATAAATAACTTAACATGGAAATTAAAAATTTGTTAGAGGGATCTAACCAATCTTACAAAAACATGCAAGCAGATACTGCTAAGTTAGCTGACAAGTGGGCCGCATCAGGTCTTCTTGAAGGATTAGAAAGTAAAGAAGCCAACAACATGGCAATGGTACTTGAAAATCAAGCTAAGCAGATTGTAGCTGAAGCAAACACAACTGGAACAGGTGGTACATTTACTGCAGGTCAAGGTGAGCAGTGGGCTGGAGTTGCATTACCATTAGTAAGAAAGGTATTCGCTCAAATTTCTGCACAGGACTTTGTTTCTGTACAACCAATGAACTTGCCTTCTGGGCTAGTATTTTATCTAGACTTCAAATATGGAGATTCTAGAAATGGAAGAACTGACGGAGATAACATGTACGGTAACGTAACTGAAGCTTCAACTAAAATGACTAAAGATGCTGACCCATCTGGAGGTCTTTACGGAGCTGGACAGTTTGGTTACTCAATCAACTCTGCTTCTAAAGCATTAACTGGAACTACTTCATCAGTAGGTTTAGGAGATGTAGGGTATGACCCAGTGAAGCAAGTAGCTAATAAGAAAGTAGGTGTAACTTTTGCTGGATCTGATAAAATAGATCACAAAGGTGTAAGAGCATTTAGACTTATCTCTGCTTCTGTTGATATTACAGGACAACCAGAACTTACTTCTGTATCAGGAGAGACAGTATCTTTCTTAATAAACACAGGATCTCATGACGTAAATGATTCAGATTCTTATACAGTAGTATATCACCAACAGCCTACAGACAACGACAGAGGAGACTTTGAAGCTGGATCAAGTAGAGCAGTTGATACTTCAATCGTAATACCGGAAATAGATGTTACTCTTGCTTCTGAAGCAATTGTTGCTAAGACTAGAAAGTTAAAAGCACAATGGACACCAGAATTTGCACAAGATCTTAACGCATATCACTCAGTAGATGCTGAAGCTGAATTGACTTCACTTTTAAGTGAATACATTTCAATGGAAATCGACTTAGAGATTTTAGATATGTTAATTGTAGATGCTAACACAACTGAACGTTGGTCAGCTGAAAACAATAAAGTATTTAATGGAACTGCATGGTCAACTTCTACTTCTGATTTTTACAATACTCAAGGACAATGGTTCCAAACATTAGGAACTAAAATCCAAAAAGTATCTAATAAAATTCACCAGAAAACGTTAAGAGGTGGTGCTAATTTCTTAGTAGTATCTCCAACAGTAGCAACAATCTTAGAATCAATTCCAGGATATGCAGCTGCAACAAACGGTGACCAAGATCAGTTTGCAATGGGCGTACAAAAAGTAGGTGCATTAAACAACAGATTCCAAGTATACAAGAACCCTTATATGACTGAGAACATCGTTCTTATGGGATATAGAGGATCTCAATTCTTAGAAGCTGGTGCAGTTTATGCTCCTTACGTACCATTAATGATGACTCCTTTAGTATACGATCCAGAAACCTTCACTCCAAGAAAAGGTTTAATGACTCGTTATGCGAAGAAGATGATCAGACCAGAATTCTACGGAAAAATAGATGTAATCGATTTAGCGACTATCTAATATTTTTTCAAAGAATTATATTTAAGAGAGAGGCCTTCGGGCCTCTTTTTTTTACACCTATTTATAATTAAACTAGTTTAAATGGCTGATATCGCAATATGGGGAGGTAGTTCTACGTTTACTACCGGTTCAACTCCTTTCGGATTTTATGACACTGATACAGAGTTTCAAACTGATGCTGATAAGGTATCTAAGTTTGTTGCTAACAGATTAGGTTATCCGTTAATGGATGTTGAATTAGATAGCGGTTCTTTCTATACATGCTTTGAAGAGGCAATAACAACATACGGTAATGAAGTCTTTCAATATAAGATAAAAGAAAATTACTTAAACTTAGAAGGATCAACTACAGGTAGCTCACTAAACAACCAAGTATTAGACCCATCACTTACAAGAGTAGTACAAATATCCAAACACTATGGTACAGAAGCCGTAGTAGGGGGTAACGTAACAAAATATACAGGTTCATTAGCATTATCTGCATCTCAACAACTATATGATTTAGATGCATGGGCAGTAGATAAAGGTATATCAGGTAGTATAGAGGTAAGAAAAGTATTTTACGAAGCTCCTCCTGCTATACAACGTTACTTTGATCCTTATGCTGGTACTGGAACCGGTATTCAATCATTAATGTCAGCATTTGACTTTGGATCTTTTAGTCCAGGTATTAACTTTATGATGATGCCTATATCTTACGATGTAGCTTTACTACAAGGTATAGAGTTTAACGATCAAATACGTAAATCTCATTACTCTTTCGAGTTAGTTAACAATCAATTAAGGATATTCCCAGTTCCTACAGCAACAGGTAGTTTATTCTTTGAATATTATTTAGAAAACGATAAGAGAGCAGTTAATTTTGATAACTCAGTAAATAGAATATCTAATATAGCCGAAGTACCTTATGATAATCCGACTTACTCACAAATAAACAGTGTGGGTAGACAGTGGGTGTTCAGGTATACACTTGCATTAGCTAAAGAAATGTTAGCTTACGTAAGAGGTAAGTACGGAACAGTACCAATACCAGGTGCAGAAGCTACTCTAAACCAAGCAGACTTATTAGCCGATGCAAGAACTGAAAAAACAGAACTTATTACAAGTTTAAGAGATATGTTAGATGCTACTTCAAGAGGTGCACAATTAGAAGCACAAGCAAAAGAAGCTGAAGACGTACAAACTACATTAAAATCAGTTCCAATGACTATATACGTAGGCTAATGAAATTAATTAAGTTACTTTTAGAAATAGATTACAGGTCTTTTGAAGCTATGGTTAAAGTAACCTATGGTGAAGAAGGGTCTAAAGGATATGATGATGCTTTACGTGCCTTACCCGGTGTTACCACTGTAACTATTGCATCAGAAGATAGTGATAGTAACTTAGCTACATATAAGATTAAGTTAATCAGTCAAAAAGATGGTATAGAAGCATATAAATCATTTAAAAGTAATGCACAAGCTAAATATAGTAATATAGTTGCTATAGAAGTAGGTGAACAAACTATAGAAGAAAAATAATGTTATTCGGATCAAGTAGAGACTTTAATTTAATGACTAAACTCAGTCGTGAGCTCATAAGAGACGTGGTTGAACAGGAGATCCTATACCATAAGATAAGTTTAGAAGATACAGACGTTAATTTATACGGTGAAGCAATGCAAAAGTCATACTTTACTGCTGTAAAACTTAATTGTTTAATAACTAGAGGTGATCAAGTAATAGATATAAAAGAATTTGGTCCTGATCTAGGTAGAGAAGCATCATTTGCGTTTATTAGAAAGGATCTCACTGAAGCTAACGTAGTTGCTGAGGTAGGTGATATACTAGAATGGCATAATGATTTCTTTGAGGTAGATACAGTAAGAGAAAATCAACTTTTCTTAGGTAGAGACAGCAGTTACAACTTAGCTTCATATGCTAACAACTTTGGTTCATCTGCTTCGATAATAGTTGATTGTCATCTTACAAGAGCTGATAGAGTAGGTATAAGTGAAGTAGTACATAGATAATATGGCAGGTAATAAACCAACACCAGAGTACGAAGTACAAAATAACCTTAAAGATAGAGGTTTACAGGTATCTAGAGATAACGATACTGTTCAAACTATTACTGTAGGCGTTAAAGACATAGATGAAGCTATATTTCACTACTTTAATGAAGTATTAAAACCACAAGTAACTCAAAATGGTAAGTTAATTAACGTTCCATTGGTATATTCATCACCAGAACGTTGGGCAGCCATGCAGAAAGACGGTTTTTACCGTGATAAAAATGGTAAGATGCAAGCTCCTTTAATTACATTTAAAAGAGACAGTATAGAAAAGAATAGAAACTTAGGTAACAAGTTAGATGGTAATAATCCCCAAAACTTTGGTATATTTACTAAACAATATTCAAGGAAGAATGCATATGATAGGTTTGGCATACTTAATAATAGGGTAAAAGACACGGAAATGTATGCTGTTGCTATACCAGACTATGTAAATTTAACATATTCAAGTGTTATCTTTACTGACTACATGGAACAGAACAATAAAATAGTAGAAGGTATTAATTTTGCTTCTGATTCTTATTGGGGAGACCAAAATAAGTATAAGTTTAGAGCAATGATTGATAACTACACTACATCTACTGAATTAGTTCAAGGTAATGATAGAATAGTTAAAACAGAATTTAGTATTAAACTTTTAGGATACATAATCACAGATGCAATAAATGCTATTAACTTTAACCCTAAAAAAATGTATAGTAAATCATCTATTAAAATTACAAATGAAATAGATACTAAGTAAGTGAACTGCTATTTATTAGTAGAAAAGGTTGTCGTAATGTTAAAAAAAAGTAAGAGAGGTAAATGACTACTTTTTCATCAGAATTATCCGGATCGTTATTATTTGCATCCGGAAGTCAGGTACAGGCTAGTTTAGTACCAGGATCTGCATCGTTAGCAATAACAGGAGCACTACATGTTAGTGGCTCTGATATAACCTTCGCTGGAGTTTCTGTATTAGACCGTATTTCCAATTTAGAATCTGGCGGTGTAAGTGATTCTGCTTCATTAGGACCACTAAATAGAGCAACAGCTTCATTACAAACCTTTACTGCATCAATACAATCTGAAGTAGATGCTATAAAAGTAACAACCAGTAGTTTAACTTCTTCAGTTACTACTTTATCCTCTCAAGTTTCATCATTAATTTCAGTTACAGGGTCGTATTTACTTACTTCTTCTAATTACTTTTCTGAATCAGCTCAGATATCCTCATCAGGATACCTTACCTCTCAATCTGCAGCTAGTTTAGGTTTTGGAAGCGGTAATGTATCAGCAGGCACAGTATCATCTTCAGCTCAAATTGAAAATTTAGGGTTTATTACTGCATCAACTTCAGCATCTTATGTATCTGGTAGTGAAGTAGATGGTTTAGTTGATAGTGCATCATTAGCATTAACAGCTTTAACAGCATCATTCATAAGTGATACGTTTATTTCAGCATCAGCAGTAAGAAGTGGCTTTGGAGCAGGTGTTTCTTTACCGGCAGGTACCGTATCTTCATCAACCCAGATAGAAAACTTAGGATTTGTAACATCATCTGTTGCTAATACCGATAGTTTAAACACATTTACTGGATCTATAGATGGAGAAGTAACAGCATTAATGGCTGCTACAAGTTCTTACCTGACTAACACAAGCACAGGTAGTTTATTACAGACAGCATCAGTTAGTAGTAATGTAATTACCTTTACGAAGGGTGATCAATCAACATTTGCTTTAACAGTTGATACAGGCAGTGGTGGAGGCGGTGGAGGAGACGTAACTTATGATGGTAATAGGCAAATATCTCAAGAATTACTACCATCTTTATTTTCAAGTTCTTTTAATCCAGGTACATCTGGTAGTATTCAAGACTTTTTAACAGCAGTCTTTTATCCTAATAGTGCTCCTACAATTACTACAGGAAATCAATCAATAGTAGAATTTACTACATCAGGTTCATCAATAGTAACAGTAGCAGGTACAGATCCTGAAGGTCAATCGTTGACTTTTGGTACATCTTCAGCATATACAGCAGATTTCGTTAAAGTTGCATCAAATGGTGCTATGACCCTTAACACTCTAGCAACTGGTTCAATGAACACTGAAGATAGAGGAGATGGAGAAGATGCACATCCTATAATTTTAAGAGCAGTCGATACTTTTGGTACTGCTACAACAAAAACAGTATACTTAACCGTTACTTTAAATAGTGCACCACAGTTTAGAGAAACATCTGTTAGTGGAAATGTTATTACATCTTTTACTACTGCTAGAAATGAAAATGCAACGGCAGCAGAGGTAACTAAGATATATTTTTCAGATGCAGACAGTGATACTATAACTATTACATCACAATCTGATGCAAATAGCCATTTCTTATTTACTAGAACAGGTTCTTATGTTAGATTATTACAAAATACTAGCTCGTTAGATTACGAGACAACTTCATCTTACAGTTTATCATTAACTGCTTCAGATGAACACAATGTTGCAGGTGTAGATGGCAATTCATTTACTACTTTACCAGTAACAGTTAATGTTACAGATAATGCTGCACCGACTTTTAACAATCAACTATCACAGGTGTTACAGAAAGTGTAGCATCAGGTGCTTCTGCTGGTTCAGCTACTGCATCAGACCCTGAAGGTGATACAATTACATTTATATCATTTACTTTAGCTGGACTTTCTATAGATGGCAGTACAGTAGGTACAGGTTCTTACGGTGGTACTAGTAAAACAGACCCAACTGAAGATGCATTTCAAATGGCATCTAATGGAGCAGTAACTACTAAGGTAGGAGCATACTTAAACTCAGACTTAATTAATGCTTATGTTTATAGCGCTTCTGTTTCTGATCCTTTTAATACTTATAGTAATGCAACGGTTACTATACCAATAGCTGACGACCAAGCACCTACTATTAGCGGTACGTCAACATTATATGTAATAGAATCTGCTACATCTGGTGACGGTGTCAAAACTAACTCAGATGGATATTCAGGTACTAATGCAAGATTTACAGCTGATCAAGCAGTTACTTGGTCTATTTCATCATCAGCATTTTTTAACATAGATGCTTCAGGATATGTAAGTTTAGGATCAGATATTTCTGGTTCAGTTTACGTTGGTGGTACTCAGTTAGAAGGTAGTGTTACTGCCAGCAATGGATTTGGTACTCCATCTCAAACAAACTTTACGGTTAACATAACAGATAATGTTGCACCAACAATTACTTTTACAAATACTTCAGCTAACTTAAATACAAATGGTGCAAGAAGTGGTTCAATAATTAATACAATATCATTTAGTGACTCAGAAGGAGATAATGTAGATTTAACATCGTTTACTTTTACTGATCCATCTGGTCAATTAAATACAATACAAGCAGGAGGTACATTCTTAGTACAACCTAGCAATAACTTAAGTGGTTCTATATACGGAATTACAGCATCAATAGATGATGAGCATTCATTTGCTACTAGAACATCTACACATGCTATGACTATAGCTTCAGCTCCAATAGGATCTGGATCTAATAACGGTAGTTTCTATATAATCGAATCTGCAGTAAGTGGAGCTAATGTAGTAATTAACTCTAACGGTAGAACAGGTACACAAGGAGACCTTAACGTAACATACAGCCCCCAATACAATAGTGCAGCAGTACAGTCATTTACCTCATCAAATTCTGCAATTACTATTGACAGTTCAGGTGGTCTTACTTTAAGTAACAATCTTAGTGGTTCTTCTACTAGTTCGGGTGATACTATATCTTCAACTATAACCTACCAAGATCAATTTAATAATATTGGTTCAAGTAGTATTAATGTAAGTGTAGCGTTGAATTCTCCACCTACTGCATCTTTTAGCCAGCAATCACCTAAATTTAATACTAATTTAGGAACAGCTGGTACAACTTTATTTTCAGGTAGTATTACAGATTCAGAAAGTGATGCACCTTATAGTGCTAGTTTAATTGGTACAGATGCTAATCTATTTGAAATAGTATACAATAATGCTGATTCATCTTCATTTGAAGTAAAAGCTATAAACGATCTACCAGCAGGTGATTATAATGTTACCGCTAGTGTATTTGACGGCTTTGCTCAATCAGCTACAGTTGCTAATTCAGAAACCGATATTACTATTCTACCTGCACCACTTGGTACTTTAGGTACTAATGGTACATTCTATATTATAGAGTCAGCTGGTAACAGTAATGATATAAGAATTAACAGTGACGGTAGAACAGGTACACAGGCTGATCTATCAGTAAGTTACTCACCATCTTATGGTAGTCCAGTTGTACAATCATTTACTTCCTCTAATGCACAAATAGCAGTAGACAGTAGTGGTAATTTAACAACAGGGTTCTTATTAAGCGGGTCTGGTACAGCATCAGGAGATACAATAACTTCAGACATTACGTATAGAGATCAATTTGACAATATCGGATCAGGTAGTGTTACTGTCAACGTAACTACTAATAATGCACCAGATATTATATTTAGTGATACATCAGGTAATCAGAATACTAATTTAGGTAGATCAGGAAGTACTTTAGTTACTTTAACGTTCAGTGATACTGAAAGTGATACAGTCGATTATGATGGAGTATCATTTACAGGATTGAATAGTCAACTTAATTCTTTTAGAGCAGGTACATCAATTGTATTACAAGCTAAAAATAATTTAAGTGCATCTACATATAGTTTAACAGCGTCGGTAGATGATGTGCATTCATTTAGAATTAATACAGAAAATGATTCATTTACTATTGCAGCAGCTGATATTGGTACATTAACAACTAACGGTACATATTATATAATAGAATCAGCAGTTAGTGGAGCAGATGTAGTGTTAAATTCAAATGGTAGAACAGGCACACAAGCAGATGTAGGAGCAAGTTATTCACCTAATTATGGTACTGCTGTTGTACAATCATTTACCTCATCTAATGCTGCTATTGCAGTTGATAATAGTGGTGGTTTGACATTAAATTTAAACTTAACAGGATCAACAACCTCATCAGGTGATACTATTTCTTCTAATATAACTTTTAGAGATCAATATGATAACATTGGTAGTGGAAGCATAAGTGTAAACGTAACAGAAAACGCTGCCCCAACTGTAGGTAGTTTTGTTAACATAACAGGTAACCTAACAGCTTCAATATCAGCAGGTACAGATTTAGTTAGTATGAGTATTTCTGATACTGAATCTAACGTACCATTTAGTGCAAGTTTATCTGGAAGTGATTCTGATAAATTGAGATTTGAATATACTAATGCAGATTCATCATCAGCATTTATAGAAGCATCCACAACTTTAGCTGCAGGTACTTATAACTACGATGTAAAAGTTACCGATAGCTTTGGTAAATCAACTAATTATACAGGAAGAAGCTTTACTGTAGCAACTCAACCTTACCTTGTATATGCTTATGGATACGATGGAGGATCACCAGCATCAGAAGCAGCAGCATATGGTACGTTAGGGGATACAGGAGGTGATGGAGTAGGTATAACTTCTGGTTCAGTAATAGCGATGTTTCAAAGTGGTGCATTAGGTACTACATTTAGTCCTTCTCATGTAGGAGGAGATAATGAGCTACTTTACAGTTCATCATTAACTACATTATCCAACACATCAGGAACCAGTACAGGTTTAGCAAGTTTTGGATATTTAGATTTTAGTGGTGATGCTCAAATATCATTATTTTTATTCCCTTCTTCTTCGGAAGTAGGAGATAAACCAGCTACAATGTACAATGGAGGAATACCTTACGGTAGTGGAACAGCAAAACAATACTCTTTGTATGCTAAAGATATTGCAATTGAAGGAGTAACAAGTGCAGGGATATATTATTTCGAGTTAGAAAATGCTCATTTAGGACATACTAATTGGGGAATGATATTCCAAACAGGACAAAATAATAATAATTCAAGACTATTTTTGATGCCTTCATCAGGGTCGGCACCATAAAATGATTAGGACATGGCAGTAACTGCAACAGACATATATATTAGATCCGGCAATTCCGGAGCGTTTACCAAAATTGACTTTGTTCAAGGTGGGTGGATAACTGTCCCTTCTGCTTCAAACATGATTGCTTTGGATCCTACCAGAGTAGCTGAAGGTCAAGTAGTATATGTCCAACATACAAATGCACTTTATGTAGGATCATTCTTTGAAGCATTTGTTACTCCAGGTTATTCTGGATTTAGTAATTCACAATCATTTGCACCTTTTACATGGCCTGGTAGTGGAGGCGGAGGAGGAGCATCAAATATAGGAGACTTAACTGATGTAAATACAGCATCATTAGATGATGGAGACGTACTAGCATGGAATGCAGCAAGTTCTTCTTGGAAACCTACCAACGTATCTGGTACAGGTGATATATCAGCAGTATTTGCAGGTGATGGACTAAGTGGTGGAGGTTCACAAGGATCAGTAGTATTAGATGTAGATGCTGGTAACGGTATAGTTCTTAACACAGAAGGTGTAAGTTTAGATACTGGATCAACTCACTTTACTACAGCAGTAGATTCAAGAATAGTTACTCCTGCTACCTTTAATGCATTTACATCATCATTAGTCACTTTTACAGCATCAATACAGAGTCAAGTAGACAGTTTAAAAGCAGTAACTGGTTCATTTGCTAGCACTGGTTCTAACAGTTTTGCTGGCAATATTACTGTTGATGGTACACTAACACTCACAACACAATCTTCTGAACCTACATACATTTCAGGAGGCCTCTATTTAGATACTAATTATAATCTCTACATAGGTGGCAGTTAATAGAAAAGCACGATATTTATTTATAACTAACGAACACGAATAAAACTCACATAGATGGCAACTTGGAAAAAAGTAATAGTATCGGGAAGTAATATATCCCAACTTAACAATGATTCAGGATATTTAGCGTCAGCAGGAGCAGGGATTCTTTCAGGATCAGCTCAAATAGCAGCTAACATATCTGGATCTTCAACCGCATTAAGTTCTTCTGCAGCAGGAAGAATTTTCACATTAGAAACTAATACTACGTTGTCGGATGGCGAAGTAACGGCCTTAATGGCAGCTACTGGTAGTAATTACGCTCATATATCAAATTTAAACGCAGCTACAGGGTCAATATATGCTCATGTAGGCAATTTAAATTCTGCTACAAGTTCTTATGCTTTAGCAGCAAATATATCAGGATCATTTACAGCAGCAAGTGAGTCGTTAGCTACCAGAGTAACTGCAAATGAAACTTTTTCAAGTAGTTTAGATGCTACTTTTGCTAGTGAAGCAGAATTAAACACAGTTAGTGCATCAGTTAAAACATTTGCTACAGATGCTGACTCAACATTAAGTGCTTCGTTAGCTACCGATATTACAGCTAATACTAATACAGCAACTGCAATTGATGGTGAAGTAACTAATTTAATGGCAGCTACAGGTTCCATCTATGCCCATGTAGCAAATTTAAATACATTCACAGCATCAGCAGGAAGAAATACAGCTATATCAGGTTCATCAACGGCATTAAGTGCTAGTATAGCTTCTGATATTGCAAGTATAAGCACAACGTTTAATGTAGGTGCAGATAGTGGAACAGATGATGCAATTGCTTCTGACGAAACATTAACATTTACTGGAGCTGGTCCTATCACTACAGCAGTTAGTGCAAA